CCCAAATCCTAGGTGTCATTCCTGATTTCATCGTGTTTTACCTCTTATTATCTCTATTGCCTCTAGTCTTGCGAGTAGCTCCCCGAAGGTCCAGCCCTTAGCCCGCCAGTAATCCGGTCCTTTGAAACGGAGAGCCCAAGAGGGATCGGCGTTGGGGTTAATTACGGCCTTCTCAATAGCCTTCGGGGTGTTATCACACGCTATCGATGGCGCTTCGAGGCCAAGGTGCTGGAGGTACTGAGCGAATGCGCAGTCACCGGAGTTTGCGTAGTTGTAGGTTTTGTTTGGGTCTTGCTCACGCACCCAAGCAGTGAACTCCTCGACGGTTACGCTCATAGGGTCTATAGTCATATCACTCGCCTCCAGCTTCTCATGCGCAGCCACCGTCGAAATATCGGCGAGGCACAGACGCATATGTGGCCGCGTGCCGCGTGCCAGTTCATCCAGTTACGGTAAGGACCCCCCGTCGTTAGCCAGTGGCGGTTTCTGATAATCACTCGACGAGTCACAGCCTAGGCTCCCGAAGCGCCTTCTCGGCGACTCTCATCAGGGTGCTGTTGTCACACTTGCCGTCAACGTAGTCCTTAGCCGCGCTTGGCCACGTACTTGCACAAACCTCCGCGCAAATCTCGCGGGCGCGTTCCTTGATCGGGTCCAGTGGTGGTGGCGGTGGCTGATAGCCGTATTCCTCCAGCGTGCGTGCGTGGGCGATGATGCTGTGGTAACACTCCGAGTGTCGCTCTACCTCTTCAACGGAGACGATCCACCCGTTTAGCTCTATCACCCTTGCAATACAGTGCCGCGCAGGCAGTGGTTCAGTTGTGGTCATTGTGCTGCTCCGTAGTCCCGCGCCGTGGCCTCGTTGACCTGCTGATCGACCCAGGTCTTTAAAACGTTCCGGCGCTCAGTGAGAATTGCGTTGACTCTTTTCCATTCGGAGGTCGCCGCCTCCATCGCCTCTAGTGCACGGGCGTCGTCTTCCCGTGCCTCGCGTACAAGCGCTGTGAGGGTGTTGAACTTTTCCGTGTCCATATCTTTCCCTTTTTTCTTTTCCTAGGGTGTCGGACTTTCACCGACTGTCTACCCCATTACCGATTAGAGGTAGTCAGACCCGGACGCAGGGCCAGCGGGAAGAGAGTTTTACGGTTACTCTCTTCCAATTTATCTTACCATCTCCACCGCCCCTAGGATGGTGATACCTAGCAAGCACAGATACACCCCGAGGGCGTACACAATAGGATGAGTATCCATCTTTCCCACTCCTTTATAGATAAGGATGCCTATGCCCGCTTATAGACCTAGACGCGGACCAAGACCAAGACCAACCCCAAGACCTAGACCCAGACCCGGATGCAAGCGTCTCATACCCGGACCCCGCCCTAGAGGCGGACCCGGACCTAGCCATTAAAGTCCCGGACCAAGACCTAGACCTGCGCCGGGCTCCTGACAAAGAGGGTCTTCCGAATCTCAGCTTCTGTTTTCGGCCTTTTAGCACAGTCAGTTACCCCTTTCCCTATTAGCGGGCCTTAGACCAAGACCAAGACCTAGACCGATACCCGGACCAAGACAAAGACCCCGACCCAGACCCAGACCAAATATGAGGTTGGACTCCTGTCCTAGTCATGGACTGAGACATGGACCCGGACCAAGACCTGTCTGCGCGGGGAATCCCGGACATAGACCGTTCCCTAAGCTTTCGGCTACGACGGTGAAGCACGGAGGTTACTTAACCTCGCCGAATGCCTCGATAGCAGAGGTCTGGAGGTAGATGGAGTTGGGGAGGGCTTGGGCGTCCTTCCAATCCTTGGCGGTGAACGCACCAGTTTCGTACACGATGGCTGGATTCTCCAGCTTGATGCACGTGTCGTTGACGCCGACAAGGTCGCCGGTATAGATATAGTTCATGCAGAAGAAAGTCGCCCGCTTGCCCATCAGAGCCATCAGGCCTTCGTTCGCGTCTTCCGTCACCGTTACCAACTTTTTCATGTCACTTTACTCCTTCTCTCTCTCTCTTCAGTGATTGTTAGACCCAGCCCAAGACCCAGACCCGGACCCGGACCAAGACCTAGCCCTAGCCATTGACCAAGACCATAACCCAGACCTAGACCCAGACCTAGACCAAGCCCAAGACCTAGGCCCAGACCTAGATTTCTGTTTGCGGCCTCTAGCCATGGAGCTTTTCCTTTTTTCTCTACTAACCTGATCTAAACCCGGACATGTGCGATCTAGACCAAGACCCAGACCCAGACCCAGACCCAGGCCTAGACCAAGCCTCCAAAGACGAAGCCGCCAAAGACCCAGACCTGCGTACGGCACCAGACCCAGACCCAGACATAGACCAAGCCCCAGACCAAGACTTAATCCTAGGTCCAGCCCCAGACATAGACCAAGGGTAAGACCTAGCCCCAGACCTAGATTTCTGTTTGCGGCCTCTAGTCATGGGTTATAGCTCCTCGAAAATAACTATCATCCCTTTATCCCCTCTGCGATAGCCTTCTCTTGGGATCGGGGCAGCTATTCCTAAATCCTCGATGCCCGAGACGTTGTCTAGCGTCATCATACGCCAGCCGGGCAGGTCGCCGTGCTCTGAAACGCCATCCGTCTGATAGACTCTCATGCAAGCGTTGCCCGCCGTGGTCACACCTACGGCATGGACTTCTATGACGCGAGGCAATCCTTTATAGTGGATTGAGAGGGTCTTTCGACCGTTCAACGCCTCTATCATGGTTGTGACGACTTCACGATTTATCGGAGTCAAGTCATTGAAAGTAAAGGCATTTGACATTGTCAAGTCCTTTCTTTTCTTTTAGCCCTAACAAGAGCCGTCGCAAGGGCTATTCTCGCACTCAGGGCAAGACTCTGGAGAGTAAGAGCACCCGGCCTCGGTACTGATGCCATCGACATCGACATCGGCACCGCACTGAGGGCACTTGCCCACCGTCGCATCAGGACTCGGAACGATTGGTGCACAGCACATAGGAGGACTCCTCTATGTTTGATAGACAACCCACTCAGGTTCGTACCTATCTGTACGGGCCGTGTGAGTGATGAAGAAGTTGATATCGTCTGGTCTCTTGAACACCGTAAGATTGTTGCCCAAACGGATGGCATAGGCGATGACTGACTCTTTATTGCTCCACGCGACGGGGCCAGACATACGTTGCACTCCCTTAAGTTACCACGCCAGTGCGAATTACTGCCTAGTAAGCCGGACTTACAACTTCCCTTGCTTACTCAGGGAAGGATCGCACTGACTCGATAACAAAAGGGTGAGCCTTTTTAAGTCGTGTGCTCAGGACTGTTTTGCCGTTTAGTTTAGACCTTTCGGTCAAGGCTCAACGGACTCTCGCCTACTAGGCCGCGATCTGCTCAGGAGCCGAACGCGATCCCTTCTTGGAAGCAAGGATGGATGCCTTGGTCTTGCCGATCAGTTCCAGCAACATCTTGCCGTCCTTGACAACTTCCTTGCGGACTTCAGTGTCGTAGCGGTTGCGCTCATCCTCGCGCTCGGCATTGGCCATTTCCCGCTTGACAGCCTTTTCGATAATGTCGAAGAAGGACGCAAGGGTATTGACCGGAACCGGCTCAGGATTGAGCTTTGCCGGGTCCTCGAACCAAGGATTCGCCTCGGCACCATCGATGTGGAACTTAGGCCAAGACTCGGCCCCTTCCATCGCCAGCTTCTTGCGGAACGTCGTAAGACGCTGATCGGTGACGAAACGGCACTTGTCCTCGGCAGCGCTCTTCCCCATCTCCACGCCAATAGGCGAGAAGCAAAGGAACCAGCCAATAAGGCTGTTGCGTTCCCGTGCCGGGACTGATCGGGCCAAGACCTTGGCTTGCGAACAATCGCCAAAGGCGTCGGCATGACGAACGATGGCAACAGCGGCGTTTTGCACCTTTTCATGGGCCGATCCATACGCCTTTGCAGCTTCTTTCACAAGCTTGGAGACGTTGGCGGCCGAGGCTTGCTCGGTAATACTCATGTCGGTATGCTCCTTATATTAGAGATACGGCCAGACGTCATGTGTAAAGAGGGGCGTCCAGTCGTCCTAGCTTAATCCACAAGGCTAGGTGAAAAAGGTCGGACGAACCGGCCTCTTTCATCTAACAAGCTAGTTACTTGTTTAGGTGCAAGTCGTTTTCAAGGCTTTGGAGAATGTGTTTAGCTTGCCTTATGTACGCCTCGACAAGCGCGGTTGGCAGGGTCTCCTGCGCATATTCGTCACGGGCGTAGCTAAGTTTGTTGATGATCCTACTCATCTTGTTGAGGATGGCGGGATTGGCCCGTCGTCGCTCTTGCGTGAAATGGAGTGTCATGGTGTCGTTTTCCAATTAGTTGAAGGGGTAGCGATAGAGTCGGCCCCCCGACTTCCAAAGGAAAAGACAAGACGTGGCTAATTGATTAGTTCTCCTTTCTTGACGTCGTTTGGAGTCGATGAACAGACTCGGTAGTGCGTCACATCCAAGCTAGGACAAGACGCCGTTAGTTGCTGGATACGGGCCAGATGCCCTCTAAGGGCTTCCTCTGTAGTCACGCCTTGATCTATCAAGGATTGACGTAAGGAAAAGCCCCCAGACTGGCGGCCATTTAGGTGTGAAATGGCTTCCTCCTGTTGCTAAGAGTGTTAGCGGTTCCGAGGCGAAGGATTGCTTCCCTCGCTTGCAGCTTCCTGTAAGCTTGCAGTTCGGTGATGCCACAACGGCGGGCCTCGGCAATGACGGCTTGGGAGTAGATTGAAACCATATAAAGTCTCCGATAGTCCGTTGTTCAGGAGGATAGTGGCACACGGCAAAGGGGGGACAAGGCCGTGTTGTCTGAGCCACTACCCACTTGAAATACGGATAGGAGATTAGACGCGTTATAAGCGTTCCCCTCACCACTACATGCAAAGGACGTGGAACGCACGTCTAAGGGGTTGTCTACGCCAGTGTATGATGCACCTTTGATAGGTTAGGCCAGCGGGCTTATACCCCTTGCTTATTCTCTGTAACCCCTAGAGCGAGCGCACAAGGCACCCCTAAAGAGGAACAAACAGAGAACACAAGAGCCGCGACGCATCTCATGGACTTTGACCGGCCAAGGCACAACGCGCCCTCGGTCCTTAACAGATGCCTGTGTCAGAGGCTTCCGGGTCGCGGACAGGTGGCTTGATCCCGTCCGGTTCCTAGCAGTTACGCACTACCTAAGCGATATTCATAGGGCTGTCAACCTCTCCCGGAGGCCCATCGTTGTAGCGCCGCCCATCTGTGATAGTTGGGCGAATGCGACATTTCATGGCCACCGTGCGAACGTCCGGCAAAGGACGCCATAGACGATTCAGGATAGTAGTTCCTTTCCCGTGGATTTGACATGTTGTCAAGCACGACAAGGCGTTTCTTATCCCGTTCGGCCGCTTCGGAGGCGTGGTAAAGCCTCACTAGCTTGGCGTCATTGCGAGCCTTAGCCCTCTTACGCCGTTCGTTGCGGGTTAACCCCATGATATTACACCTTTTCCTCTTGCGAGCGGGTATTGCTACCCTAGGTTGATTTAGACAAGGTAGTCCCGAAGGACAGACTTGTCAAGTTTCTAGCCGGAGCTAGGGAAGATAGCACTATTCGCCTTCACTCCACGATAACGCGGTCCAGCTAGCTCGGAGGACAAGGTCCGGCTTAACACACAACGCGATGAGGTCGTGTGGTTCTGTCCTAGTGCTATCTACCATAACTCCGTTCCAGAAGAATGTGGCCAAATCCAAGGCCAGTTCGCTTCCGATGCCCCCATCTTACACCAATCGGAGCTAGTGTCAACTCCATTCGTCGCTGATTATGCACGGTTCGTCGTACTTATCTAACCTATCTGGTACATTGTAGGGCTAACCCATTGATATGACAAGAGAATGTCCATCATGGGGGTGTGTGAGCGTGGGCGTTCCCTTTTTGTACCCATCGGAGGGGGGGGGGTGAGGAACCCGCGCGCGTATATGTGCGGTACCGGGCACCCTCTCGGATTATATAAAAAATTCACCATTTTCTAATGGAAATATCTATAAAAGCACAATACCCTCTATTTGCCCCGTAGAAGCCCGTACAGCGCCTCTACAAGTTTTTGGGTGTCTGGTACCTCTCTACCTCGTTTCGTTGCTCTAGCATAGCTTAAAATCGGAAATAGAGCACATTGAAAAGGAGGGCTCCCTTCGGTCGCCCCTCAGGAGGATCGCCCTATAGAACACCTTTAAGGTTCCCCTTATAAGATATAAACCTTAATTAATTAATCCTTAATAGATTTATCTTCTTAGATATATACCTTTAAAGTATAAACCTTAGTATAGTAATCTATTATATATTATCTTATAAGAGATATTATACCATAGATTTCTCTTCTTGTCAATAACCTTTTCTTCTTGTCTTATCACCAAACTCTACCGTAACGCGGTGTCGGACCGAAAATGTTCTTAAAATGAAAGAAAGTTCTTGACTTTCACACCCAAACGTGGTATAATAGTAGTAGGAAGCAAGGGAGGTGGTAGTTAAGAATGGCCTATTTGAAACACGGTGACGACATCCCGGAAAAGGGGAAAGGGTCTAAGCTAACCGCCCTTCAAGTCCGTTTCGTGGAGGAATACCAAGTCGACTGGAACGCGAGTAAGGCGGTTATGAGGGCTGGTTACAAGACCAAGAACCCTAACCGCATCGGCACCGAACTCCTGCAACACCCCCTCGTACAAAGAGAGCTTGATGCCCGTACCGAGACTAGGAGAGAGAAAATGGAGTTCTCGGCTGACTTCCTCCTCACCAAGCTGATGGCGATCATCAACGATCCCGATATCAAGACTAACGACACCCTTCGAGCCATCGAGTTGGCAGGCAAATCTATCGCCCTCTGGAAAGAGCGGCAAGAGATCAGCGGCCCCGACGGCGACGCAATCCGAGTTCAGGAGCAGCACGTTGAACGAGAAATCGATGATTTCAAAAGCAGAATTGCTAGCATCGCTGACCGAGGAGGAGCGGAACGAGTTCTACCTTTCCCTAAGCCCGGAGGCTCTGGCAAGTCTTAAGTACGACTGGGACTTCTGGTCCCGCCCTAATCAGCTCCCCCCTGAAGGGGACTGGAACACGTGGGTCGTTATGGCCGGACGTGGGTTCGGTAAGACAAGGATGGGTTCGGAGTGGATACGTTCCCTCGCCCACAAGTACCCCGGTTGCCGTATAGCCCTAGTGGCTGAGACTGCTGCTGATGCCCGAGACGTCATGATCAAAGGCGACTCAGGTCTTCTATCGGTAGACCCGACACTCGACGATGATTGCTGGTCCCCTACCAATCGATGCCTCACATGGCCTAACGGCTCCAGGGCGTTCACGTATAACGGTACGACCCCTGACCAGCTCCGCGGACCGCAGCATCACTTCGCTTGGGTGGACGAGCTTGCCAAGTTCGAGTACATGCAAGAGGCATGGGATCAGCTCCAGTTCGGCTTACGCCTTGGGCGGCATCCCCAGAGCCTCGTCACCACTACTCCACGACCCCTTCCACTGATCAAGAAGCTTTGCAACGACCCTGACGTCGTAGTCACAAAGGGTGCAACGCTAGACAATCAAGCCAACCTAGCCAAGAACACAATCAAACAACTTTATGATAGGTACGGAGGTACTAGGTTAGGTCGTCAGGAACTCGAAGGGGAAATCCTAGAAGACATTCCTGGCGCTCTCTGGAGACGGGAGGACATCGATAGTGGCCGACTTAATCACGCCCCGGATGACCTTGAGCGAGTTATCGTTGCTGTTGACCCTGCGGCAAGCTCAGAAGAACGCTCCGATGAAAACGGAATCGTCGTTGTTGGGCTTGCTAGAGATAAAGATGGCTATGCTAGAGGGTATGTCCTTGAAGACGCTTCTCTCCGAGGGACTCCTGAGGAATGGAGTCGAAGAGCCGTTCAGATGTACAGAAAATGGGAAGCCGACAGAATCGTAGCGGAGAAGAACAATGGCGGAGAGATGGTCGAAACCGTCATACGGACCGCTGACAGGTCAGTACCTGTCCGGCTCGTTCACGCAACTCGTGGTAAGATTGTCCGGGCCGAGCCCATCTCCGCCCTCTACGAGCAAGGCAGGGTTCATCACGTCGGAAGGTTTGATGAGCTTGAAGACCAGATGTGCCTCTTCTCTATTGACAACGTCCGTAACTCATCTACTGGCTCTCCTGATCGGGTTGATGCTCTCGTATGGGGTCTGACTGAAATCTTTGAGAAGATCGCTGGACGCCGCAGGCTCCGTCAGAAAGTCGGTACAAACGAAAAGATAACGAAATACGCCGAGACGGGTTCTGTCGTCGGTGACACAAGTTGGATGGCAGGATAATTGATGAACGAAGCACAAAAGAAGCCTGAGGAGAAAGCAGACGGCTCCCCGATCGATGTCATCGACATCAGCGGAACTGTAGACCCTTCTTATGTCCCCGAGGGTTTCGACTCTGTCGAGGACTTCTTGCAAGACATGCGGGAAGAGTACGCTGCGGATGTAGAGTTCGATCGCGTAAACCGTGAGCAAGCCCTCGATGACAAGAAATTCTCTGCTGGTGAGCAGTGGGACCCTATTGTCCTGGAGCAGCGTAAAGGGCTTCCTTGCCTCGTTATCAACAGCATTCCGCAGTTTACTGCCCAGCTCGTTGGAGACTGGAGAGAATCAAGAAAAGCGATCAAGGTCGTGCCCTCGAACGACGAGGATGTCGATATTGCCTCGATCCGAGGCGACCTGATTCGCTCCATCGAGATGCAAAGCCGAGCACATCGCGTTTATGACGGGGCTTTTGAAAGCCTTGTTCAGTGCGGTGACGGAGCTTTTCGCGTCTCGGTGGAATATGCCCGAGACAGTGTCTCTGATCAGGACTTATTTATCCGTCCTATCGAAGACTGCCTCGCTGTTGTCTGGGACAGAATGTCTACAGACATTACAGGCCGTGACGCCAAGCGCGTATTCGTTGATGACAGGATACCGAAGAAGGAGTTCAAACGTAAGTGGCCTAACGCCACGCCAGATTCCTTGATGGAGGACGACGCCACACGCCAGAATCTCTCGATGACTGGTTGGTTGGACGATAACTCCTACCGTGTCACCGAATACTGGAGGCTGGTAGAACGCCAGCGTCTGTATGGTCTGTTCGAGAACGGTAAAGTGTTCGCCATTGACGGCGATAACATGGACGAACTCATAGCAGAGTACGGCTCCCCCGTAAAGACACGACTGTCTTGGTGTTCCTACGCCCAGATGCACCTTGTCACGGGGTTCGCTATTCTGGACGGACCTTATGAATATCAGTTGAACCGCCTTCCTATCATCAGGATGAGCGGTCGTACTGTTAACATAGGTGGTCGAAGGGTTCGGTACGGCCTTGTCCGGTTCATGAAGGACCCTGTCAGGCTCAAGAACTTCTGGCGGTCGGTTAATGCTGAACA